AATAACGGCATGAGACCGATAGCGAACAAGTAGAGTGATCGAAAGATGAAAAGAACTTTGAAAAGAGGGTTAAAAGTACGTGAAATCGCTAAAAGGGAAGGTGTAGGGTTCAGTGCGGGCGCGTCTCGGAATCACAGGGCGAGCGGGCGTAAGGCGGCGAGCGCAAGGCGTGGTGAACACCGCGTCGGCGCGCGCCGCCTGCGAGCCCGCGAGCGCTGCTACTTTCGGGACGCCGCCGGTCAGCATCGGTTCGCTCGAGTTGGCGACAGAAAAGCCGCGGAATGGAAGCCCGCCTGCGGGGGGGCGAACGCCGCGGTCAATGTGTTCTCGCCTGGCGGACCGAGGCGGACGGTAACAGCCGTTCGACAAAGAGGGTGCCTTTCGAGGCTGGGCGCTGGCGCCCGCAGCGGGACACGGCTTGCGCTGGACTAGTGCAGTGCAGCGCGACGTGAATCAATCCTGCTCCCGGTGTGCCATCCGCACACCCTCTCAAGATGCGTGCAAATGCACTTCTGGCAAATAATTCCCGAGTCTGTGAAACCCCTGGTGTCACACATCTAAATACAAACGATGGCTGCCAGATTTCCATCTTGGGCTGACGAAGATTTGGAGGATGAGCAATCAATGTCTTTTACCCCTTCTTTCGAAACCCATGATTATTCCGCAATCATAGCTGGAAAAGCCACTGAACTCCAAGCAAAGTCATCCACAATCCAAAATTTATTTACAATATACCAAACGTCAAGCCGGGATCGTGAGAAATATGCATCAAAAATTGGCTCAGAGATACGGTCAATGTCCATTCTTCGCCATGATCTCTGTGTTTTAAACTCTTGGTACACTATAAAACAGTCTGGTTACAGGGTGATTCCTGCGAATATAAATCCAGATCATCCATCATGCAAATTGAATGAGATCTGGGAGGAACTTTCAACGGTTGCAGGAGAAAGGAGCCCTGACTTTGGGTTTATCTTCGACACACCATCAGGCAAAAGTGTTCGAGTGGCCTGTGATGTCAAGGCAGGTATGAGTCAGCAAAGGGAACTCCTGGAGCAATATCGCATGATAATCACCAACAACAATGTGCAGAATGCGGCATTCATGCTGCTGTGGTATGAACCCATGCATGGCTTCCCCGACTGCAAAATTTCTATGACCCATGTTAACAAGACGTCTGTCTATCTTAACCAGTCCACGACTACAGTTGACAGGATAGACTACAATTACTTTGCTACGTTTATCTCGAAAGATTGGTTCGATATTAAAGGGATTGTGCATGAGTCAGGCTCAGTTCACCGGAAATGCCACAAGATGCTAGGTGATGCTAATGAAAAAGATGTTTTCTTGGCATCATTAAAGAGAGGACTTGATGACAAACCTGCCCTATGTTCAGCCTATTTTACAGCTTCTGATATGAGAAACGTGATGGCACAAGAAGATTTCCGTGAGTTCTTCACCAGCATGGATGACATAAGATATCCCATCATGATTTTTAATATTGTATCTAAAATCAATTCCCACGAAAATCTACAGACAAATCATGGTGAAGTAGCATTCTTCTTAGAATGGTGTGTCCAGTATCATGGCAGAGCACTCATCCTAAACCAGTTCCTTTTAAGGATACATTGCGAATGCCAAACTGTTCTTGAGCTGATAAAAATGCTTAGGACTGGCGAGCAGTTTGAAACGAAGGGTATTCTCCTTGGAATCTCCAATGCAGTGAATGATTGCCTAGAGTTCCATGATGATGAAGTATGCCTACAAATGGACAACCTCATGCCAAACCCTGACCTTTGCACAGTTGATGCCAATGTAGTCATGAATGTCCATAATGAGATTGAGAAAGACAGCCATCTCAACAAAAAGCACACTCTTATACATACCTATGAATCGAAACCAAGTCGACATTTCCTTGTTACTGCACCCATGCTAAATATGACGGTCTCCTCTAATGCATACTCCATCCCTGATTACCCAAGTCTGAAAGCTGTATCTGACTACCCTGCTGAGCACAAGTTCGGTTCAGAGTCTGATACCAGCCGGATCATCCTCTTGAAGTCACTCTTAGGGGATCTACCGAAAAACTCTCAAGGGCGGGTAAGCTTTGTTGCAGAAACTTGTGTTACCCGGGAGAGTTTCCATGAAGACCCTTGTTGCCTCACTCCTGGTGCCCTCTTCCTCGATGAGAAAACATCTGATTTCGGTTTTACAGCATTGAATGTTCTAGCAAAGCTGACAGGTGCTGATGATTTTGTCCCAAAATTTATGGCTATCCAAGAGGTCATAAAGGCATTGTATAGACATCCTGAAGATGATATACAACTTACTACCAAATCAGACAGGATCCAGCGGCGAAACTTGTTTCGAAATGTCAGGGGTTTCCAAAACTTTACAGGGTATGTCAACAAGTTTAAGACTGTTGGCCTTTATCCTTCCTCTGTTTCAAATCGGGAGTTCATGGAGACACTAGGTTCTGGAAAGAAGAAAAAAGATAAGCTCAACTTGAAAACAGGGGCAGAAGATTTAAATACTTACATTGCTAACACTTTAGCAGATGAAGGCTCAGAAGGCAGCCCATTTGATCTTGACAGTGCTGTGAGAGAAGCTACAGCAGATTACTTAAACACTAAGCCCAAAGCACTGTTCATGTCTTGCAGAAACTGCCAGGACCACGCTGGGTCCAAGTGTAATTATGTGTATGACCATGCAGAATTTGCAAATGACTGCAAAATTTCTGACCGTGTTACCCAACTCTTTAACTATTACGAGAACAGCTCTATATTGGAAGGAGATGTGCTGGAATCCTGCAAAAAATCTTTTCTCGAGCTAGGGCTGACCTCACTTTCCAAGAGCTTGTTCTGCACAAGTGAGCTTTTCAGGTCTCTGATGGTCGTCATGAACACAACTCGGGCTGTCAATGAAATTAACATTATACCATGCTCTGAGACAGGCCGATACCTTGTGGTGCTCCCAAGCACAGATAAGAGTTCAGGGCAGATCACTTACATGGACTTGTGGCTATGTCAGAAAGAGATCCCTGCTGAGTTGATTGAGTTAAACGAGGATGTCTTATCTTTGGGTTACAGGTCACCGCGAATCTCTGTCTTGTGCTCCAAACCTATGAAACTCGACCGGGTTAGAGTTGAAGTTCTCTCAAAAGTCTGGCTGCGGTTTCTAATATCATCTTCCATATTCTCAAATGATTACACAAGCTACAACAAAGAAGGCCGTAGTATGTATAGCTATTTAGCAATTGCTTCAGGGGTCACTAAGTCCAGCCTTGCCTTGTATGACCTCATGAGGCATCAGTTTAATCTCTGTATGGCATCCGTCTCTAACTACAAACAATTCATGCTTGATAAGTATGAGGCAGCTTTCAAGTCACTGAGTGATTTCCATATGTACCAACAGATAAAAAATTGGATGGTCACTATATGCCAGACAAAGGACCTAATCAATTTAGATCATGACCCGAGCTCTCCTGATGACGAGGCTGAACGGCAAATTATGGACAATGCATACATTTTCCAGTCCCCACTCACAAATGACTCATTCTTGAACTACGGGACCATTATAAACACTGTGTTTGGCTGTATATACATGTGCTCCAAAGGTTTGCATAACAGAAGCACTAATCTCCACCAGCTGTCTGAGGTTCCAGCAAAGTTCCAGGTGAAATTGGAAGCTATATTAAAGGGCCGTCTCTTTGCTCCGGAAGTTTTCCAAGGTCAAGGAGATTTTTCTCATGACCTGCTCAGTCTGATCTCAGCACAAAACAGTGATCTGACAACAGACAACATGAACTTTTACAAACAGGCCCTGTGGGAATCTACAGAGCTTGAGACACCAGTCCAGCAAGTCTCAACATTTGTCTCTACGAAGTCTTCAGTTAAGACAGTGAGCTCTGATGTGGATGCCAGTATCAATCTGATGATTGCTCGATGCTACACCAAAGCTGTCTCTAGAGATTCAGCAAACTTGCTAGCCAAGTTAATCCACAAAGTTGATGGCTATAAAAACCTGCTTAAGAGGCGTCGGCAGGGGGCAGAGGAAATCATATCAGGGTGTGTGCATAAAGACGTAAGAACAAGCATGAGGGCTCTGGCTGAAAATGAAAACACAGTCAACAAATTTGTGGAGTATCCTGAAGCATACAAGGCCAGTCTTTTGAGTAAAAAACAAGATGATGCTCCAGAGCTCAAAACATTGGACACCTTGCTCCAAATGGAAGACTATGTCATGACCGCCCGTCTGCCAGTGAAGAGCAATTTCTACGATTTTATAAAAACATCGAATCCTCAGTATGCCAAGTGTGAAACAATGGTTGATTTCCTCAATCTTCTCTATAAAGAAGAGTGCTGCAAATTCGACACAGTGGTTGAGATATTTGAAAAGCTCCAGAGGACTAAAGTTGACCGAGAGATTTACATCCTGGACCTCATTACCAAATATTTGATCTATCTCATAGAACAAGTATATTTCAGCATGAACAAATATGATTTCCAAGAAGCCATCTCAATAAGGGGAGATGAAAAGAAAATGGCCCTCAGTAAAATTGAAACAGATATCAAACGAACTCTGTTCATCAGAAAACAAGAAGGACACGATGTTGACAAGCTGTATGTCTCAATGGACATGAGCAAATTCTCAGCTATGGACAGCTTCCCGAAGATGATAGTATCTGTTCTAGGGCTGCACCACATACGGTTATTTGATCGGTTGCTAATGGCAAACGTTCTTATTAGATACATGAGGAAGAAAGTGATAATAGACCCTAAGATACTGGACAGGCTCCAACAAGAACTAAACCTGACCCCTCACAACACTTCTAACATTGTGAAGCTTTGTGCTGTGGATCAACATTTTAAGAGAAACTACTTCCACTGCCAGTACAACTGGCTCCAAGGCTGCTTCAATCACACATCTTCTCGAATACATTCAACAGCACTACGCTATTTCTCCAAGATTCTGAATCGCTTTCTTGAACGTTTTGGATCTGGATCCAACTTTGCTGATCTCCGGGCTATGGTTCACTCAGATGATGGTGCCATAGGGGTGGTCTATTCATTGAATCAGGCTGCAACATCATACATTAAAGACAACTATGGCTCATTCCAGCAATTTTTTATGTTGTTCCTTGGAGTGATACTGAAGAAATTTGGGATCATTTTAAATCCGACAAAGACATTCGGCCATCCTGACATCTTAGATTTCATCTCTGATTACATCATTCGTGGCGAGCCCATAGGGACCTATTCACGCCAGATGGCCACCTTACTCTCTCCTCTTGATCACAAATCTTATCTTCTAGATGCTTCACAAGTTGGAGGGGTTTTGCAGAATCTTGTCAAGTCAAATCCACTACCACAGAACCTCTATGCAGCATGTGTGATCAGCATGATGTTTGTTCATGACACTTACAATTTCTTGAGTCCCAGAGCTCACAAAGTCTTCAATGTATTGAAGCAGAGGCTCAAGGTTGACAAATTGCCTTTATGCTTATTCGGACCAATTGACCTCACTAGTGATTTGATTGGAGCAGCAGGGTTGAAGGCCAATGATATTAATAATCTTTTAAAAATGGTTGTTGCTATGATTTCTAAACTTCCAGAAAACTCCCCGCTGAAAACTGAAATAAGAGCATTTGTTGGTTCTTCAAATAGACTGACAACCACAGGTGACATCAAAAAATATCTCTTCAGCTCTGACAATATCACAAAAGTTGATCTATCATCGCTTCCGGGGTATGACAGGTTGCTACCAGTATCATGTTTCCTCAGCTCAGACAGCTTTACATCTGAGGCAACTTCAGCATTTGATTTTGTCACAACAAACTGCCATCTCTTAAAAGTACCGATTCCAAAGCAGCAGAGTTTCACATCATCTAGATTCCCAGTGGTCAGAGACATGCTGCGCAGCATCAAAACGCCAAGTGCCTACTTGTCTAAGCTATCTGACACCCTACGGGATTTTTACACTGAGCTCTTCAAAGACAATAAAGAGCTTAAGAGTTTTATAACATCGCAGGAGCTATCCGCACTCAAATCTAGCACAATCGACAATCTGCTCAAACTGGGCACCACAGAGTCTAGATTTGCAATAATTTCAGGTGCAAGAAAACCCCTCTACACCTTAAAACAGTTATATTCCCAGATTGACACGAACACTTTGACATCCTCTTTCTACCATATGAGGGCTGCCAATTTCACAGAAAAGATTGAAGAGTATTATAAGAGTGTTGCACAGAACTATCTGAAGAAAGCACGCCTGGAGAAGAATGCACAGGGTAAACCAATTGATGACATCATCCTTGAAGATATCAGGAATGCACAATCTGTGGCTGACATCCCAATTTTCAATGATCTGATTGAGCAAGCACTAGGCATACACTCCAAGCAAGTAGACTCTATACGGGACAAGCTCAAGGGGGATATCAAATACACGATTTTAGAATGTGTGGAGCAGATGCCTGACATTGTGTCGTGTTTACAGCAAGTGTCAAAGGATGATACTGTAATATCGACCAATGCTTCTCGAGCTTTCACTAGATACTTTGCCAACAACATAAATACAATCAATGCTGTAGCCCGGAGCTTTTCGATCAAAATTTCCACTTCTGCTGATAACCGCCGGACTATTAGGCAAAATGCCATCTATCGATACATCCCTGAGCGAAACATTGTGAAGATTGAGGGGGACATGAAACAAAACTTACTCCAAACATTGAACAACAACGATCACATTGTATCAATAATTTATTCTGGAGAGAGGAACTTGCCTCGGAAGGTCAGAATGTATGACTTGGTGAAGGCTTTGAAGCTCCATGAGGAATTTTTGGTATGTCAGGATTACTTCATAAAGACAGTCAAACACCAGGACACCTCAAGGTCACTGCAGTTCCATTTTTCTTTCAATCTGATGGAGCAGACTCTTAGCAGCATATTCAACCCTAAATTGCAGAAGACTCACTTCTTCTATTCTAAAGCATTGGAGAGCACTCTACAAGGGATACTAGAAGGTGTCCGATCTAACTCAAACAAGACTGGCCTTTGCAACCCGACTATCATTCGGGACTATAGTGTGAAAGTTACAGTTTCACCAGAATACCTGGCAGTCGTGGGTCTGATGACAAATGAAGTCGAAAAGCTGAACACAACACAGGTGCTGAGAGAGTTGATGAAATATGCTGTTGTTGCTGAATCAATTCGTAAAGCACAATTCGTTTCTTTTCCAAATATGACTGAGACTGTAGGGGAATTTTACTGCAAGGTTCGGGATGATGTCTTGAGGCTTTTAGATAGTGCCCACGTGGGAAAAACGGAGGTCAGGGATATCCTACTGGCATATCTTGAATCACCAACATCCTATGATGCAACCGAAGTTAACTTCATGCTTTACAATTTGGGCATGCTCAAAATTGACCGGTTGACTCAGAACAAGCCTGTAGCAAAGCAGGTGACAGAACATTTTCTCGACAAAGAAGAGGATACTGATCATTACTCGATCTTCTTAACAAACTGCGATGCGTATGCTTTGATCAATGTTCTGCCTGGACATGAAATAGATTACAGAGCCAGCCGCCTATTCATCGACCGCAGGGCAGTAAGGACTGGAAGAGACATGACTTACACAAAGAGGAAGTTTACAGAGAAATTCTACAGCAGCCGAATAGACAGGTATGCGCAGAGAATCACAAGGACTGTGTATCCTAGGCCAGGTGTTGACTTGGATGTTTTCAGGAACCAGCAGAACAAGTTTGTAAAAACTTCCACGATGAGGAGATCAGAGGGGGAATTCATCAGAGTGAACAGGGAATTCAATGTAACCTTCATTGAACCAGAAGATGCTGTGAATTATTTCGATTTCAATGCATCATTGAGCACTTGCACAATGCCTTTAGAAAAATTCGGCTTAAAGTATAATTTGGTGATGGATCTATATAAAACCATACCTGATCATGTCCTGAAAGTTACTCAGGGCCGCCGTAAACTTCTTGATGTCGAAGATCGAATCACGATATCTGACAATGACTATCAAGTGGGAGGTTTCTATCTTGGGAGGTTTGTGAAGCGCCACTCACTATCTGCTTTGAACCTATTTCGGACTACCAAATGTGATCTCCTAGCCACAGAAGACTTTTTCAGTTCGATAACCTATTTCCCGACTGTAAGCCACATGCAAAGGAGGTACCAGGCCAAGTATCACAGTCAGGACTTCAGATTTGAGCTAACTAATGCAATCGCACTTTTCAAGGCCCCTGCTGATGGTCTGATAAAAAGTCTGGAGACTCTAATCGATAACCCAGACCGAAAACTCCCAAGCCTGCAAAGAATTTTTGCAAATTTAAAGGACAGCGAGCGAACCCTCAGAATTTTTAAAAATAGTATTGAAAAACAGGAATGGATGGGAGAGACCATCAATGTCCCTATGGAGAAATACTTTAAGGCCAGAAAGATTATTTCTATTTACTCTGGAAACCTTAAAGTTTCTGATGATCTGCCAGTCAGTGCATGTCGACTTTTGTTAGAATTCTTAATAAAATTGACATGAGTCGTGTAAAGTAATCCTTGATTTGTGTCAAGTAGAATGTTTTGGATCAGTTTTCTACTGAACGTTTTGGATCTGGATCCA